ATGAAAACGAATCGAGTACTGCTCACTTTTCTGCTGGTGGTAATGGCCTTGTGTGCCCACGCCGGCGACAACAATTCCGCGCTTCGCAAGTCGATAGCGATGGCCAACGCCATGTGCCCCGTCTCCCTGGGAGCGATGGGCGAGATGACCTCCATGGTCTATGAAAAGGGCGACCTGATCATTTCCTACGCCCTCAACGAGGACGTGATCAGCGTCGAGACCCTCAAAAACAACAAGGAGATGGTGCGCCAGAATGCCACCACCATGGTCCGCAACGCGACGGGCGACCTCAAGACCACGTTCGACCTGCTGGCCAGCGAGGGCGCGGGACTGGTCATGAAGTATATCGGCAAGCAGTCGAAGGCGAAGTTTACGATACGCTTCACGGCGGAGGAGATACTGCGCGCCTCGATTGCTCCCGAGGAGGCGAGAGACCCCATGGCCGCGCTGAAGAGCCAGATAGAGGTGGGCAACGCCATGCTGCCGACCAAGATCGCCGACGGCATGGAGATGACCCGCGCCTATCTGGAGGACGACTACCTGTTCTATGAGGTAACGGTGGACGAGGATCTCCTCTCGATCGCCAATATCAAGAGCAATCGACCCACCCTGAAAAAGAACATCTTGGCGGTCTTGAACAGTGACGACGTCTCCACGAAAGCCCTCAAAGACTTATGCAAAAGCGTGAACGTGGGCATCGCCTACAAATACGTCGGCAAGGACTCCCGCCAAACGGCGACCGTCAGGATCACGCCCGCGGAACTGTAAGCCTCCGCGTCGCTTTATCTATTAAAGAAACTTAAAATATCATTCCGATATTTGTTTCTTTCAAAAGAAAGCACTAATTTTGCAGCCCGTAAGCGAACATGGCTTCAACGCACATCGCAGCTTCTACAAAGGAAAGGTGCTCGAGTGGCTGAAGAGGCACGCCTGGAAAGCGTGTAACCGTCTAAAGCGGTTCGGGGGTTCGAATCCCCCTCTTTCCGCTGAATTAGGAAGGGTTTTCACCCTTCCTTTTTGCGTTTTTATGGGCTTAAATGGTTGATTTTTAAGTGTTTGCAATTTCTTTTCTTTTTTTTGGTTGGGTTCGATTTCTGTATAAGGGGATAGTGTTTTGTCTTCGATATATTGCTATATATTGCGATATTATGCGATGTATGGCGGTTAGCGGAGTACATTTGTTGTACACATAAAAAGGAAATGTTGTACACAGGGAAACGGGAAAGTTTGCACAGATAGAAATCAAGAAATCGAGAAAGAAATCGAGAAAGAAAGAAGAAAGAAAGAAAAAAGAAATCAATCAAGAAAGAAAGGATAAGGATATGGATAAATTACCGAGTTTTAGCTGGTGCTTTGACCGGCGAGGGACGCTGGCGACGACGGGTGTGGCCAGTGTGGAGATGCGTGTGTCGTATATGCGCAGGTGCAAGGTGATGGCTACAGGGGTGAGGCTGGGCCGTGGCGAGTGGCGTGACGGTCGCGTGGTGAAGCGGGGGGACGCCGTGGCGCTGAACAGGGTGCTGGAGCGGATGCGCGGGGACGTGCTGCGCGTGCTGGATGAGATGATGGAGGAGGGGATGGTGGATATCATGGCCATCCCGGATAGGATGGCGAGGATGAAGGGGGAGGGTCGGACGTTCCTGGAGTGGTGCCGGGAGCGGGCCGAGGTGAGGAAGTACGGACGGGCTGCGGACAGTCAGGAGCGGTATGACCGGTTTCTGAGGTGGTTCTCGGCGTGGGGCGGTATTCGCTATTTCTCGGACGTGACGGACCACGGCGTGCTGGCGATGGATGCGGCGCTGAAGGAGAAGGGGATGACGGACTACTCGAAATGGAATAACTACCACCGCTTCCTGAACTCGTTCATACTGGATGCGATGGCGGCTGGGCTGCTTCGACGAAATCCCTATAAGTGGGTGAACATTAGGAAGGACAAGGAGAGCCACGGCTTGCATAAGTACCTGACACTGGAGGAGCTCCGACGGGTGGAGACGGCGCGGATGGGGACTGAGAGCCTGGAGCGGGTGCGGGACCTCTTCGTGTTCCAGTGCTACACCTGTCTGGCTTATCATGATTTGGCCGACTTCGACGCGGGCAGGCTGGTAGATGTGGGCGGCGGCAGGTGGTCGTATAGTGGGGAACGTGGGAAGACTGGGAAGGAATACTCTTTCTTACTGCTACGGCCCGCTGTGGCCGTGCTGGAGAAGTATGGGTGGCGGCTTCCTGTGCTCTCTAACGTGAAGTATAACGAGTATTTGAAGGTGGTGGCGCAGACTGCGGGGGTCGATAAGCCTATCACGAGTCATTGGGCGCGCCATACGGGGGCGACGGTGCTGCTGAACGCTGGCGTGGACATGGAGACGGTGGCGCGGGTGCTGGGGCATAGCTCGACGAAGGTGACGCGCTCGACGTATGCGCGGCTGCTGGATGATACGGTGGTGAGGAAGATGCTGGAGGCCGAGCGGGCAATCGAGCGTTAAAAAATATAAAACATAATACTTTCTTTATGCTTTTCTTGTGTATAACAAATATTTTATGTACCTTTGCATTGTGATAAATAAATGATGGTTTAACATTAAAAAATTCAAGTATGAATGAAGAATTAGAAAAGGCAATCAGTCGCAAAAAGAAAGAGATTTCCGACTATGTGAGAATCGCAAAGAGCCTTCACATTGAGGAGGCGGAGATTCAGAAAAGAGTCGATTTGCTGCTCGGAGACCTCTCAAGGCTGCTAAGAATGCGAAAGTAGAACCCACCTCCCCTTCGGGGGAGGCTTAAAACGAATCAAAAATGAATAAAAAAGCTACAGAACTATTGAACGAATACGCGGCTCTTGCTGGTAAAGAGGACGCGGCAAGTGTTGCCAGGAAAGAGGAGATTGTCGGCTGGCTTCATGACCATGCTGACGCGGCAACAAAAGAAGAAGCTGGAAGGTTTGTTAAACAAAAACTCGGGGAGATAGAAATCTCTGTTGATAATCTTCGCGCACAGATTGACGGTGAAGCGTATCGCCTGCTGCCTCTGTCGTATATTGCTGAGCGTTATTTCGGGAAGAGTGCGGCATGGCTTTCTCAGCGTCTCAACGGCACGCTCGTCCGTGGCCGTTCCTATACGCTCAACGAAGAGCAAAAGAAGATTTTCAACGATGCAATGCAGGATATCAGTCTTCGCATTGGTTCGATACATTTGACTTGAAGGTTTTAGTGTAAAGCCTCTTTATTTATCACGTTTCCCCCAGGCTATAATAGTTTGGGGGTCTTTTTTTTGCTTTATGGAGATTTTTTTGTATATTTGCAGAAATAAAAAGTAAAGAAAAGCCGAGATGAGTGACACCCCTTCTACTTTCCAGACTGAGAGACCTGCGAGCGACGGAGATGCGCGGCAGACTGATGGTGCGAGCGTAGTACGGCGCAGGGAGTATCGGACGCACCGAGTTAGTTTCCGGATATCGGATAGCGATTTTCAGATTTTTTGCCAGTTGAGCGAGCGAGGCGGATTCGCTTCGCTGAGCTCGTTCCTGAGGTATCTGGCGTACTGCGCCGTGAGGGCCGCTGGTGACGACATGACGGGCGAGATACCCGAGGGCGTGCTTCGGGTATTCAAACGGACGTATGACTACGACACCGAGACACTTGCCGCCGCCGTAAAGCTGGTGGAGGAAGGGCGGGTGGCCGTGCCTGAGGAGAAGCCGACGGTGGAGGATGAGATAGGCGGGATGTTTCGCGAGCTCTCCGATGAGGGAGCGGAGCGGATGTTTCCGGGCGACGTGAACTGGCGAAAATAGCTGGCGGGTGCCTATTCTCGGCGGCTGGGCCTATCTATATGAACAGGAAAGGAGATACAGAGAAGGCGGGCCGTCGAGGCGGTGGTGGACACTGGCGGGGCGGCAAGCGAAGAAAGGAGTATAAGCGCATTATTCACTCCAAGCGGTGGCACGCGCTTCGGTCGGCGTATATCGACGCCCATCCGTTCTGCGAGGAGTGCATGGCCCGCGGCATCATGGACCAGCCTGCCGAGGAGGTGCACCACGTGCGGCCTATCGGTACGGGCAGGAGCTGGGAGGAGATGTGCGCGCTGGCTTTCGATGCTCATAATCTGCGAAGCCTCTGCCACGACTGCCATGTGGCGGCCCACCGACGGCAAAGGAAGGAGGGGAAGGAGCCGAGCGAAGACGTGAAGGCGTGGTTAGAGAGGTTTCTGCACGTCTGACGGGGCGTACTGAAGGGCCTCTTGTGTGGACTGGAAACGGCCAAAAGCGTGCCGATAATGGCGGTTTTTGTTCCGATAACGACTATAAACGGCTATAATCGGCTATAATCGGCTATAAGTGGTCGGAAATGGCCGATCAATGGGCGATGGGCGGACGGGGACGGACGTGGGGAACATCATTAACATTTATACGAGAACGATATGGGAATGATCGAAGAGAAACGGCACTATGTGCTGGAGATCCGGGAGCGCATGGAGGCCCGCGGGCTCTATGATGAGAGTCTGGAGCCCGCCATCGGCGTGCTGGCTGGTCTGCTATGCCGTCTCGACACCATCCGGGAGAGTATAGCCGAGGAGGGCACGATGCTGACCGTGGTGAGCCGTGAGGGCAATCCGAGGACGATTCTGAATCCTGCCGTGTCGGCTGAGATACAGTGTACGGAGGAGATACGGAAGTATTTCCGAGACCTCGGTCTGTCTGTGGCGAAGCCTGCGGGATTCGTGAACCAGGAGAAGGACGCACGGCCACGGACTGGGGACCGTCTCGTGAGCCTCATGGAGGGGCTCGGAGGGCAGAAGCCGACGCTCTATCGGAAGAAGGAGAAGAACTAAGTGCTGGTAAGTGCTGGTAAGTGCTGGCACGGATAGACAGAGACAGAGAAGAACAGATAAGGACAGGCAAGGACATGACCGAGGACGAGAAGCAGCGGGAGCGGGAGGCGAAGGCCGCGTGTGCTGGCTGGTTGCAGGACTGCGACCTGCCGGGCTATCACCTGGGGCGCATCGACCGCCGTCTGCTGGACTATGCGAAGAGCCTGGCGGGGCATCCCGAGCGGCATAATCTCTACGAGCTGCTGGGGCTTCGTCGGTTTTTGCTGATGCTGGAAAAATACGACTTTCGGATAGACAAATACAAGCAATTCGCGGCTTTTTATGAGCAGCTGAAATTCAGCGGCGTGAGGGGTAGGCAGAGCTACCGGCTGACGCCCGTGCAGGTGTTTCAGTTTGCCAACATCATGGGCTTCTATACGGACGAGACGCACCGACTGTTTCACGACGTGCTGCTCTTCGTGCCTCGTAAATTCTCGAAGACGACGGAGGTGGCCAGTCTGGCCGTCTATGACCTATTGTTTGGCGACCGGAACTCGCAGTGCTACACGACGGCCAACACCTACCAGCAGGCGAAAATCTGCTTTGATGAGATCAGGGGCGTGCTGAGAGGCATGGACCCCGGGCTGGGCCATTTCAAGCTCAACCGAGAGTTAGTGAGCTGGAAGGACAGCGGACTGCGCGAGAGTTTTATCCGATGTCTGGCGAGCAACGCCGACAAGCTGGACGGTCTGAACGCCTCGACCGTCATCAATGATGAGTACAGTCAGGCAGACAGCGCGGACCTCTATAACGTGCTCACGACCTCGATGGGTATGAGGGAGAATCCGCTGGTGGTGACTATCACGACGGCCAGCGACAAGGTGGAGAGCCCCTTCGTGTCGATGCTGGAACATTGTAAGAAGGTACTGCGGGGCGAGACGGACGACGATAGAACGTTTGCCCACTTGTTCATGCCCGACGTGGATGACGAGGAGGGCGACGTGCAGACGTGGCGGAAGGTGCAGCCACATCTCGGCATCACCGTGAAGGAGGGCTTTTACGACGACATGTGGCGGAAGGCGCAGAGCAGCGCGGACGACATGAGGGCCTTCCGGACAAAGCTGCTGAACGTCTTCGAGACGGGCACGATGGAGACGTGGATCAAGGGCGAGGTGGTACGGAGCCACTACAGACGCGTGGAACTGGGGGCGCTTGGGTATCGGCCCGAGTGTCAGGTGGCGGTGGATCTGAGCGTGCGTGACGACTTCTCCGCCGTCTCGTACTTCCTGCACTTGAAGGACGCCGAGGGCGGCCACATGATCACCGACTACTATATCCCGCGGCAGACGCTGGAGAGCCATGTGAACCGTGTGATCTATGCGAAATGGGTAGCGGAGGGGTATATGAACGTATGTGGGGAGGAGACGATCGACTACGAGCAGATAGCCCGCGACATCTTCCAGCGAGGCAGCCAGCTGCGCATCCTTCGCATCGGCTTCGACCCCAACCGGGCGCAGACGTTCCAGAACACGCTGCGGGCGACGGGCGGCGGGCCGTACATGCAGGCCTATAAGCAGACCAACTACTATTTTACGCGGGCCGTGGAGGGTACTGAGGAACTTTTGTACAACGACAAACTGACCTTTGACCCGAATCCGATCAACGCCTATTGCTACGACAACGCCGTGCTGGACGTCGATAAAATGGGGAACAAGAAGCCGATGAAGAAGCAGCAGAAGGCGAAGATAGACGGGTGCATCACGGGCACCATGGCGATCGGGCTGAGTATCGAGCAGGTGAGGGGCGCCATGGAATAGCAAAAGCCCCCATTAACGGGGGGCTTTTGCTCTCTCGGCCATTTGGCAAATGGCCGTTACTTGTCGAGATCTTCCAACCATTTCTTGCCCGACTTCGTGTGGAGCCATGCGTAGAAACATATCCCGAAAAGTGACCCCAATCCAAATATTATTGTAAGACCGTTCATAATGTTTCTTATTTCTTGCAAAGATAAGCGTTTCGTGTTGTCTTCGCAAATGTTGTGGCGTACTTTTTGGATTGTTTTACAAAATAGGGATAAAATGAAGAAAAAAAATGGGCGAGAAGAGGGGGAGAAGGTGGTGGTGGTGCCTATTTAGTGGTATTTTCCGAAATGGAAAAACCCAGTAATAAGGATGGGAAAAATAAAAAACACCATGTGGGGAATGTTCCGAGAGGCCGCCGTGTCCGTTCTGAGAGACGTGACGGGCGGTGGTGGCGGCACGATAGAGCGTGCCCCCGGGCTTCTGCCTGTCGGTACTATCCTCGGACTTGATGATATGGTCGATGCCTATACGGCGAGCAGCGTGGCGTGTGTGAAGCGCTGCGTGGAGATCAAGGCGGGCAGCGTGGCCAGTCTTGGGCTTCATGCTATGCGCCGACGCATGGAAGACGGGCGGACGTGGTATGAGGATGCTGAGGGCACGGTGGCCGACCGCTTGCTCTCGGAGCGTCCGAACCCGCGGCAGACGGGCTTCGACCTGCTTTGGCAGGTGGTCTATCAGCGGGAGATGTACGGCAACGCCTATATCGTGCCCGTGTATCGTGGGGGCGTGCTGAGCGCTCTGTACTGTGTGCCATCGGACTGCTCGGTGAGCTACGACCGCCTGCGTAGCGTCTATACCGTGAACGACATCTACGACGGCATCGAGGGTGAGTATATGCCCGACGAGATTATCCATGTCCGGAGCTATTGCCGGGACGGCTTCATGGGCACGCCCGTGACTGAGCTCGCCTCGCTGGTGCTGAGCAACGCTCGGAAAGCCTACAAGCAAGAGGGGGAGATGTTTACCCCAGGCAGTACGCTCCGCGGCTTCATCACGGGCGAGGACACCGTGCAGGTGGGCTACGGCGGCGCTACTGACAAGCAGCTGAAAGGCGTGACGCAGCGCATCCGTGAAGCCATCGGGAGCGGCCAGAACCTGAACTTTCTGCCGGGTACGATGAAGTTTGTGCAGACGGGCATGACGCCCAGCGACCTCCAGTTGCTCGACAGCATGAAGTTTATCAACATGGAGATTTGCCGATTCTTCGGCGTGCCTCCGATGCAGGTTTTCCAGGACACGAACGCCAACTACAGTAGCACGGAGAGCAGTCAGACCATCTTCATGACCAGCACGCTGGCGCCGCTGATGCGTCAGATCGAGAGCGAGGTGACGGAGAAGCTCTTCGGCGGCGACGGCCACATGCGGGCCCGCTTCCGCATCGACGACTACTATCAGACCGACCCGTCTGCCCAGGCGACGGCCCTCTCCCAACTCATACAGACGGGCGTGATCACGCCCAACGAGGCGCGCGCCCGCATGGGCTACCGTCCGCTGGAAGGCGGCGACGACCTCGTGGCCAATAGCAGTCTGGCGAAGCTCGGAGCGGGTCAGGGCGAGAAGTAGGCGGCCGGGGTGGTGCCTATTTCTGAATCATATACCAATAAGAAAAAGAAGACAATGGAGCAATATAGATACTACGCACAGACGGAACTGCGTGCCCAGGCCGACAGTCGGCAGATCGAGGGCCGCGTGTTTCTCTACGGCACCCGCTCGGTGCTTTTGTACGACTGGGACTATGGCCGCGTATTTGAGGAGGTCACTCCCGGCGCCCTGTCGGAGGACGTGATGCGGAGCAGCGACATCGTGGCTTGCCTGAATCATGATCCCAACCAGATGCTGGCCCGCAGCATGGAGGGGAAGGGCAGTCTGCGGCTGGAGCTCGACGACAAGGGCCTCCTGATGCGCTTCGACGCTGCCAGCACGCTGTGGGGCGACTACGCCCTGGAGAGCGTGAGGCGTGGCGACTTCGCCGGAATGAGCTTCGGCTTTTACGCCGACAAAAACACGTTTTCCTACTCGAAGGAGAAGGACAAGGACGGGAAGGAGTACTACGTCCGGCATCTGGACAAGATTAACAGGATGTTTGACGTGAGCATCGTGACCCATCCCGCCTATCCCGCCACGAGCGTGAAGCAGCGCAGCGCTGGCGTGAAGGACGGCCTGCTGGCCGCTGGCCTGATCGAGGCTGAGGAGCCCGCCCTGGTGCGTGGCGACTATGACACTATCGGCGCATGGCTTCGCCGTACTACATAAATTCACCAAAACAAAAACAAAGACAGAAATGACAAGAGAAGAGTACATGGCGGCCATCCGCCGCCGCAGTGAGATCCGCCAGGAGATGGAGACGCTCCAGCAGACCCTGGCCCGCGAGAACCGCGACATGACCTACGCCGAGCGCCAGCAGTTTGCTGCACTCAGAGCCGAGGACGACGCGCTGATGGTCGGCTGCGTGCAGTATGAGAGCGAGCGCAGCCGCCAGTTTGAGGAGCAGCGCGCGCAGGACAGTCAGGAGGCCAACTTCGGCCGCCTGCTTCGCAGCATCGCCAGCGGCCGCGGCATCCCTGAGGACTTGGCCGCCTGCCGTGACGAGGAGGGCAACTTCCGCTTTGCCTACAACCGTGCCGACGAGCAGCTGCGCGCCGACACCATCCAGCAGGCCGCGAGCACGAAGAACATCACGCCCGTCTATATCCAGGACTACATCCGCGAGCTGACGCCTCAGACCATCATAGGTCAGGTGGGCGCCCGCATTCAGAGCGGCATCACGGGTCAGTGGAACTTCCCGACGGTGAAGGGCCTGAAGGCAACGTGGTATGGCGAGAACGACGCCGTGACGCCTCAGACGATGGAGTTTGGCGTGAAGACCATCACGCCGCACCGTCTGCCGATCCGCGTCGATATCTCCAACCGTGCCATCAACCAGACGGCAGGCGCTATCAGCAGCCTCGTGGTCGAGACGATGCGCCTGAAGCACACGCTCGCCCTGAACGAGGCCTTTATCGCCGAGACCGCCGCAGCCAACGCCCCGACCAGCCCGCTGGCCAGCATCCCCGAGGGCAACACCATCGCCGCTACGGGTGGCAGCTCGACGCTGACGCGCCAGCTCTTCCTCGACCTTCGCTCGAAGGTGAACGAGGCCAACGTGCCGGTGAACGCTCCCTGCTTCCTCATGGACTGGAAGGCCTACGCCGAGTTGGCCAACACGCCCATCGACAAGGGTAGCGGCCGCTTCCTGCTCGACCTCTCGACGAACACGATCGACGGTGTGCCCGTGATTCCGACGAGCCTCTGCAAGAAGGGCACGATCTACTACGGTAATTTCGGCTACGCCCTGGTGGGTCAGTTTGGCCCGATGACCATGGGCATCGACACCACGTCCGTGAGCGTGCTCTCGACGAACACGGTGGCCATCGTCATCAACTCCGAGTGGGACTTCTTCGCCCCGTACCCTGAGGCATTCGGAAAGATCACCTATACTGCAGCATAGACCAGGCAGGGCCCGCGGAAGGCGGAGCGCATAGGCCGCGGGCCCGCTGGTTTTTCATAAAAATATTAACGATAAAGGAAATAGAACATGGCAGCAGTAACGCAAGACTATATGAACGGCAGCAACGTGCTGTTTACCGTCGGCGGCAAGGGCCTGGGGCATAGCACCACGCACTCCGTCACCTACAACACAGAGACGAAGGAGCGCGGCGTGAAGCCTCCCGTGAAAGAGAAGACCAAGAACGCTCTATTCAGCGGCAAGGGCGTGACGAAGATGAGCATCAGCGTCCATGGCGAGGGATTCCGCTACAAGGGCGAGGAGGAGCTCAGCCTCGACGACATCCGCAAGTTGTGGGGCGCAGGACAGAGCGTGGAGCTCTCCTGCTTCGAGCGCGAGGGCGACGCTACGCCCTACCTGAAGGGCAAGTTTGTCATCTCGAAGGTGGAGGAGACGAGCCCCGCGCAGGACGATGCCACCTTTAACGTGGATTTCGAGAACGACGGCGAGCCCGAGGTGTATCCCGGACAGGACGCTGCGACCGATCCCGGCCACGGCGGATAGTGAATAGGGAAACGATTCCATAACATAGCATTCGCTTTACTTTTTTGATTTGATTGTTTGGGCGGGAGCGGGTTTCCTGCTTCCGCCCTTTCTCATTAACGAACCAAGGACGAAGACCATGCCCAGATATATCGACGTGGATAGTGCTATCCACTTTAGCCGGCTTCGCTACGCCAGCGACCTCGACAAGGAAGAGGTGGCCCAGTTTATCGACGCTGCCGAGCAGACGCTGGCCGCCGACTTGCAGGTGAGCGACCTGAAAGAGCTGGAGACCGCTCCCGGTGCGCTGCCCGCTGACCTGAAGCAGGCGCTGCTGATTCTGACCGGTGACAACTACCGAGAGAGGGAGAGCGTGAGCGCGGCCCAGCTCTATAGGAGCCCGCACTACTGGCACCTGATCTACGCCCATGTGAACTACGAAGCCCATGATTAGAGCAGGACTACTGGACGAGGTGTGCGACGTGGTGCGCTACGAGAAGAGCACGGACAAGTTTGGCGCCGACACCGGAAGGTGGACGGTGGTGGCTGAGGGCGTGCCCTGCCAGGTGACGCACAAGAATAGCGGGTTCGGCGAGCTGAACGGCGAGGTGGTCTATCAGCATGTGACGACCTTCATCTTCCGCTATACTGACGCCCTGCGGGAGTATGACCGACTGCGCTGGGACGGCAAGACGTACCAGATAGAGGGTATCGACCGCAGCCGGCGTCGGCTGGGCGAAATGCCCGTGACGTGCAGCCTGATCGGGATGACCGACGAGCTGCCGTGATTTTTCAATTATAAATATTAGAAAAAAATAGATCAAGATGAGTGAAACTATAGTAAACATCCCGCGCAGCTCTCTGAGCGCCGGGTCTGCTATCTACTCCGTGTTGAAGGACCTGCTCGGCGAGGGCCATGTGCGCCCCGTGGTGAGCGAGAACGAAGTGACGCTGCCGCTGGTGACGTTTCGCCGCATCGATGTGCGCTCGCTCGACGACAAGGGCCGCAGCGGCTACGACGAGGTGTGCTACGAGGTGGTGGTCTTTGCGAAGACCTACGGCGAGGGCGTGGAGACGATGGAGCGCGTGAGGAAGCAGCTCGTGGGCCGTATCGTCGCCAGCGAGGAGGAAGACGGCTTCGCCATGACCATGGACTGCGTGAAGGTGGTCGGCGGCGAGGAGAGCTGGAAGGATGGCGCCTTCGTGCAGACCATCCGCCTGTCGTATCATGTGGCGCTGGGGGTGGTGAAGCAGAAAATGGTCTATGAGTACACCTTGAGCGAAGCGAAGTGGGGCACGATCATTATCCCATTCAGTTGCGCGAAGCCCGACGGGCTGAAACTGTACGAGGCGCTCTCGGTTAACGAGAACGGGAAACTCGTCGCGAATGAAGTCGATCGCTTCGAGGCCAATACTCCATACATCGTAGGCGGAACCCCTGGGCAGTATAGACTGGAGGGGTATGCCGGTAAGCACGGCGAGAAATATACCAAGGGAATTTTGACGGGTGTGTATGTAGAGCAAGAGCCGCCTGTCGGTTCTTATGTTCTGCAGAACCAAGACGGGGCCGTACAGTTCTACCAACACATGGTCCAGGGCAATGGTGTGACGGTTGGCCCCAACCGCTGCTACATCGAGCCCCAGGAGGGCGCAGGAGGCTCTGCCAGTATGCCGGGCGGCGGTAGTTCGCAGCCGACTCCAGCGAAGCCGAAGCGCACGCTGACGGTCCGCTCGGCCAACGAGAGCCAGGGTAGCGTCTCGGGCGGCGGCACCTTCGACGAGGGCAGCACGCAGACCATCCAGGCCACCCCGCAGGCCGGCTACGCCTTCGACAAGTGGAGCGACGGCAACATGGAGAACCCGCGCACGGTGAAGCTGACCTCCGACCTCACGCTCACGGCCTCCTTCAAGACGGCCACCACGGGCGGCGAAGACCAGGGCGGCGGCGGAGAGCTGGGCGATTAGTGTGTGACATTTTAGAAAACTATGATTATGGAAAAGGGAAAGAATAAACAAGAGAAAGGCCTGGCAGAGCATTCCAAGGAAGGAGCCGCCGTGGGCCGTATCGAGGTCGAGGTCGGTGGTAGCGTTTACCCCGCTTACATGACCAACGGCGCGATGCTTCGTTTCAAGCAGCAGACGGGCCGTGATCTGACCGATAGCGATGGTGGATTCTGCGACACGTTCACGCTGCTGTGGTGTTGTGTGGCGAGCGCCTGCAAGCGCGAGGGCGTGGCCTTCGGGATGAGCCTGGAGGAGTTTGCCGACGCCACCGACCCTGCCGACATCGAAGGCTGGAGCGCCTCGATGTTTGGCGATGGCGGCGACGACGCGGATGCCGACGCTGGTAAAAAAAAATAAGCGTCGAGGATATGCTTGGCTACGGTATGGGGGTGTGCGGCTTGAGTTTTGAAGACTTCGGGCTGCTCACCCCCTCTGAGTTTCGGGCTATCAGCGAGGCCCGCCATCGCCACGACGACGACCGGGAGCGGGAGGCGTGGGAGCGTGCGCGTATCGTGGGCGTGATGAGCGTGAGCCCATGGAGCGGGAAGAGCGTGGATCCGAAGCGGGTGCTGCCGTTGCCATGGGACCAGCGGCAGGATGCGCGGCCCGAGCCGAGCGAGCAGAAGCCCGCGACGAAGGAGGAAGCGCAGCGCGCCTTCGAGGCCCTGATGAGACGTCGGAGAGAGGCCGAGGAAAGGAGGAAGAAGCATGGATGAGAAACAGAAAATCGGGCAGGCGTGGAACGACCTGCTCAAAACGTTTGACCAGCGCGAGATGAAGCGGACGCTGAAAGACGCTTATCGGCGGACGGGCAAGATGATCGCCGCCGTGGCGAAGCGCAGTGTGGAGGGCAGCGGCATCAATGACGCAGGAAAGCTGGCCAAGGGCGTGCGCGTGCGCGTCTATCCTCGTGGCGGCGGTTTCATGATCACCGTGAAGCCTCACGGCAAGAGCGGGTATATCAAGAACCGCCACGGGCTGGAGAAACCTGTGCTCATGTGGGCCGCGGAAGGTACAAAGCAACGCTATCCACGCGGATGGGCGAAGCGTTTTCTCGTGAACACGGGGGACGGCTTTCGCTGGGTTGGCAGGAACAGGGGCAAAATGCCCGCCTATCACTTCCTCGACGAAGCCGAGGCGCAAGGCCCGAAGATCGTGGAGGAGGAGATCGGGATGGCTATCGAGAACGCCACGATGAAGCGTGCGGCGAAGCTGGGGTGGCTATGAATATACTTTATTTATTATAATAGAACCTGTTGGCGGAATTAATTTAGTGCATACTTAATTCTGCCAATGGGCTTGTCGTTAATGAAGTTTACGTATTGCAGAATGGTAAGTGCACTAAT